TGGTAGCACCTTTAACTTGCTTGGTGTACGCCATAGCGCGAGCGAGAGCTTTCGTATAACGAGCAGACAGTGAGTCATACAAGTTATCTTCGATAGCTTCTTCAGTAATACTGAAGCCCATCGCAATTGTCTCATGCGTGTAGCGTGCACTCCATGCTTCTTGTGCATTGTCATACTCGATGGCAGAGCCTTCGTTTTTAACAGGTGCAGCAGAAAAGCCGGACAGTTTGGTTTCTTCTTCGAAAGAACGATCAGAAGATTCTGTTTCAAAAATCTCTTTCGTCTCTTCACCGTACTTCGCATACTCTAAACCAAATAGAGCGTTCAGACCGGGGAGGAGTTCTTTCAGTAATTGGGCGCGTGAAATTGCCATTTTATACTACTCCTTATACGCCAGTTGCGTTTTGATACTGGTGCATCCCAAAATTCCACTTCACGATAACTTCTACGAAAGCATCAGCGCCGGTAGCCGTTTCGGGCACTACGTCAATGATTCGGATAGGTTGTGTGTTCGTGGTAGCTGTAGTAGAGCTGATAGAGATTTTAGAATCCCCAGTAGCGGTACTTCCAGCGGTCTGGATGAGCACAGAGTTATTACCTACGGCGGTGCGAGCCACGGTAGCGATGTTTGCAGTGCCAGCAGCAGTTACTGCGACCTTGAACAACGCGTCGGGATCGTCCACAACGAAAGCAACGATATCACTAGCAACAGTGCCAGTGGGATAATATTGACTGAATAGTTGATACCCAAGCGCAGGGCTTGTGTAAGAACAGCCAACGAAAACGCCAACGGGGGTGGCCGTAGCAGTACCGGTGTCTTTTTCAATAGTACCGTCATTGATTAGCTTTACAACATCACCGTTGAAGATGTTTGCTGCATAGCCAGAAGCAATGGGGAACTGTCGAGTAGCACCAGCAAATACCCTACCACCGACCAAATTGACCGGCTTCAACCCGTAAGGGGCTGATACAGTTGGATAAGCCATTAGAGACTCCTCAAATTAAAGTTTAAGTTCCTTTACCAAAAGTAACCCTTGTTTTCCGCTCATTGAATAGCGGCATACGTGGGTCGTTTTCTCTCATGAGGTTATTATCTACTGAATGAATCTGGGCATCATTTTGTTGTTCATAATGCGCGTTCCGCTCTTGTGATAATTCTTCAGGAGCTTTGCATAGCATTAAACCACCAATTACAACGTTATCTTTAAATCGCTCGTTTTCCACGGTGACCATTGTAATTTCTGGGTGATCTTCTGCTCTGACAGGCTCCCAACCTTCACGGAGTTTAGAAGAAACGTTAGTGGCATCAACTTGCCCTTGAGTGCTTACACGTACCCATTTAAATTCGTACCCAGCTTCAGGTGTTGGTGAAGGCAAAACTTCTGGCCTTTTCCAAGCTCGTTTGCGGGTCGTTTTCTCACGGGTGGTTTGCTCTCGATCTAGTCTGTTTTGAGCCATTATTGTTTCCTCATGTCTATAGCAACCTGTTTGGCGTATTGTTCTGGTGTAAGCCCTAACCGTTTGGCGACTGCCACTTGTGTTTGCGTTAACCTAATTTTCTTAGGGGCTGTGCTCCGCGTTGCGGGTGCAACCACATTTGATTGTCGTTTAGGCTTTTGGGCCTCTATTTCACCAACATCCTCGAATTGATCGGGGAATATTTGTCGCATACGAGAATCTATTTTCTCGTAGTATTCCTCAGTTTGCGGGTTAATACCCTCTTTGACAAGTTTATTATGCAACCCCAGCGCAAAACTTGTCATTTCGTCGTCTTGTCCGAACCACGTATTGGACGATGCCCAATCGTTAGCCCGTTCGTCAACAATAGGTGCTGGGGTGAATTGTTCTTCACTTTGTTCTGTTTGTACCTCAGTTTCCTGAGATTGTAAAGCGGGGCTTGCAAGGTTACTTAACCGGTCAGCTTTTATTTTAGCGTTGGTTAGTTTCTCTTGTGCTTCTAACAGTTTATCAGCGTCACCTGCTTCATACGCCAGTTTATAAGCGCGTTTAGCAAGTATCGCTTCACCTGCAGCCGTGCGTTTAGCCTGCTCTAAAAGGGCTTCTTGGTTCTTATCGACTGTACCTTTAAGTCTTTTATTTTCGTCAACAAGCTGTTGAGCCACTCTTTCAAGTTCTTGCCGTTCACGTAACGCTGCTTCTTTAGCCCTACGTTCGTCATGGTAACCCTTGCTAAAATGACGGATTCGGTTCCGTACTTTATCAGAGTACTCTTCAAGCTCCTCATCAGTAACTTCCGCTGGTGGTTCAGCAGGCTTACGGTTTCGGTCAGCTTTTGGTGTGTCGTCAACAACTTCAACTTCGAGATCATCTTCTACCGCTTCCTCGACTACGGGTTCGGGTTCAGGTTCAGTCTGTGGGTTACCCGACAGATCAATTTCAATAGCACTAGAACCTTCTATTTCGATATCTGTGCTTGTTTCTTCTTCATGCGGAAAACTAAATTCTACTTTTTGAAATGGCATAGTAAACTCCTTATGCTCGCGTGATACCACGAGGATCGGCTACAAGAGCCTCAATAGAGTCATCGTTCATCAAACGATACTCAACCCCACCAACTTTAAACCGCGTGCCCGTATTCATACGGAACATCACATAATCCCCCGGCTTACACCACGGGCCTGTCGGGAACCGTTCTTCGTCAGAATAGGCTTGGTCACCCATATCCAACACAAGTCCGATAATTGACATAATGTGTTCTTGGCTCATTGTCGTTGTAGATTTAAGCAGCCCAGTCTCACCGAACGTCTCTTCTACTTGTGGTAACGCAACCAATACCCTATATCCTACGGGTTTGGGTAACTGTGCCTCTATCTCTTCTGGGGTTAGCATCTCTTCAGGAGCTAACTTTTCTATTACTTCACTCATCGTATTCTTCCATATTGCGCGAGAGGTCTTCTACGTATCCGATACAGGTTTCGAGACCCCGAACCATACCTGTAACTTCCTTGTACTGGGCAAAGTCTTTAACTCCTCCCTTACCAAGAAACTGTAGTGCAGAGGCTTTATCTTCCTCGAATTTATCTTTAAGCACGTCTAAGACGGTTTTAGCCATTACTGACCCTTATTTTGTTGTTCGATAAGCCTAAGTAAGTCTAGACTGAGTTTATCTTGCGATTCGGTAGTTGATTTAGCGAGCTTTAGTCCTTCTTTTTGAGCTTCCAGTTCTAGTTCTTTCTCATCCAACCCTAACTTCTTAGTCTCAATAGCAGAACCAAGAGCTTCTTTTTGTGATATGCGCTCTTGTTCAGCCATACGAAGTTGGATTTCTGCCGCATCTTTCTGCATCTTACGCTGCACTTCTTGCTCTTTGATCGCCACTTCCTTCTGCTGTAGCTGGAATATGGGGTCTTGGGCTTGTTGCTGTGCTTGCGCTTGCGCCTGTTTCTGTTGATTAGCTTGACTGAGTTGTGCCCCTGCTTTCGCCATAAGCTGTGCCAACGTTACTTCGATCTCTTCAGGCAGCTCTTCGTTGGGTGGTGGTAAGTCTGCACCCAGTTGTTCTTCTATCTGCGCCCGATACTGGAACCCTAGATGTTGCGCTAAGTGCGCTTGCAGAGCAGCCATAATCGCCTGTCCCTGTGGGTTTTGACCAATCATCTGGGCCACCATAGGGTCTTGCATAAACGCTTGGTGGGTCGCTATGTGCGCTTGGTGATCTTGGTAAATAAACGCTTTGAGCGGCTTGCCAACCAACGCATCCATGTTTTCACTAACCGGATCAGTCGGTTTAAGGTCGTCTTGAGTCGGGACAAGTTTATCTGCATTTTTAACTCCTAATACCTCGATCATCTGCCTGTGTAGCTGTGGCAGATCATAGATCTGTGGGGCGCTCTGCGCCATCTGCAACACCGCTTGGTACTGGACAACCCGCTGGGCCATCGTTGACGAGTTAGGATCACTGACAGGGATCACGTCCACCATCATGTAGTCCGCTACCCGTGCACTGACCTCGCCTCGCATAGGGATATAGTCGTACTCAGTGGGTGCATACTCCGCCATCAACGCCTTGAGCATCTTAAACTCTTGCTTCATTGCGTAATGAACACGAGCCTGTACCGCAGCCATAGGCTTAAGCGTACGTTCTAACAGCGCCAGCGTAGTTCCTACCGGAGCGTTAGCCGACATGTCAGAGATGTTCATATCACTGATCGCCCCTAACCGGCGGCCTTCAGTGGTAATCTGGTTGAGTAGCGCAAGTAGGGTTTGGCTTGGCTCTTTGTACGGAAGCGGCATGATATTGTCACGAATGCTTCCAGACGGTACATCCACGTCCTTCCATTCCCCCGGCTCGATGGGTGAGT